TGCGGAATTAGGTATAATAAAACTCGGTCTAATGAAAAACAGATTTGGTCAAAACTTCGGAAGTTGCAGTCTACAGATAGATTATACTACACTTACGCTCAACGAAAATCCGGATATTGACCGAGCATTACCACAAGACGAGGAAGAACCAGTAGATAATCTGATAGCAAATACCCTAGATTTTTTAAATGATTGAAAAAGCACTACAATATAAAGACGTTTGCTTAGTGCCTAAGTATAGTGAGATATCCTCTAGAGGTGATATTGATATTTCTGTTGAGGTATGTAGCAAAAAATTTAAATCACCTGTTATACCTGCTAATATGAGAGCGGTAATCGATGAAACAATAGCAGAAAATCTAGACCGGAATGGTTATTTCTATATTATGCATCGATTTAATATTGATATTTTCGACTTTGTGTTTAAGGCAAATACTAGCTTATGGAATAATATTTCTATTAGTATAGGTGTAAAACAAGAAGATCATGATTTAATCCGACGCTTATCGACCGGTCTTCCGGAAGGTCATAGAGTTGATTATATTACAGTAGACATAGCTCATGGTCACAGTAAAGCTATGATGGATATCTTGACACATATAAAACGCTATCTCCCAGATACATGTGTTATTGCTGGTAACGTCGCGACTCCAGAAGCAGTCAAAGATTTAGCTGATTGGGGTGCTAATATAGTTAAAGTAGGTATTGGTCAAGGAAATGTATGTACAACAAAAGACAAAACCGGATTTACTACTCCTATGTTTACATGTGTTAAAAACTGCGCAAATGAATATTATAATGCTGATACAAGTACAGGGCTTACCCAGGTAAGTACACCATATGAAAAAATTCCTATCATTGCGGACGGTGGTATTAGATGTAACGGTGATATTGCGAAAGCAATTTCTGCCGGAGCTAGTATGGTAATGGTCGGTTCATTATTTAGTCAATGTACTGATAGTCCAGCAGCTACTGTTACTGTTAACGGCCGGACGTATAAGCAATATTTCGGTTCAGCTAGTGAGCATAACAAAAATCATAAAAACCACATTGAAGGTGTTATGAAAGAAGTACCAACGAATAATATGACATATACTGAAAAGCTGCGAGAGATTAAACAGGACATACAAAGCGCAATCTCGTATTCCGGTGGAAACGGATACGAGTCCCTCCGCGGAGTTGATTGTTATCAAGTAGTTCCATAAATACGTAGTATAATGTCTTCAACATCAAAATATCATGTTTTTACAGATTGTGATTTAGACGGTGCTGGTTCGTATCATATTTTGAATTTGTTGACTGGTAGAAAAATGCCGTATACAGTTGCTCGAGTCAATGACTTTCCTGTAAAATTTTCCGGTTGGCTACAGAATAATAATTTAGAAGATTATGAAATGATATATGTTCTAGATCTAGATATCAGTCAGCATGAAGAAACTCAAAAACTTTTAGATCGGCCTAATGTAACTATCATTGACCATCATAAATTACATATAGAAAGTGTTGATAATTACGAATTTGCTAATACTCTTATAGAGAATGAAACATCTACTTGTAAGCTAGTTTATAAAAACTTCAAGGGCGCCGGTCAATTGACAGCAGCACAAAAGCTTTTAGTTCTAATGGTAGACGATTATGATACATATAGCTTTAATGTACCGAACTCATATGAACTTAATATCATTTTCTGGAATTATCAAGGTGATAGAGTTCAAAAATTCATAACAGAGTTTGGCAGAGGTTTTACCGGTTTTACTTCACAGCAAAAAAATATTATTCATTTCTATGCTCGAAAGCTAGAAAATATTAAATCTAAATTAGCTGTACATACAGCAACCATACCTATAAAAAATAAAAAATATAAATTTGTAGCCGTGTTCGCTGATTCATGTATTAACGATATTGCAGATCATATAATAAAGAATTATAAGAGTGACATCGGATTAGTTATAAATGTCAAGTCTAGTAAAGTTAGTATTAGAAAGAGTAAAACATGTAATCTCGATTTAAGTAATTTCGCGAAGAACTTATTTGAAGTCGGTGGTGGTCATGAAGATGCTGCCGGTGGTATTATATGTGAAAAGTTTTTATTATTTTCCAAATTGTTTAAACCACAAAAAATTAAAAGTTTTAATGGGTAGATTAACACAGTCAATATTAAACAGCGATCCTACGTATCAGGCGTATAAAAAAGAATACGATCATCTATTTCTGTCTTTCTGTACGTTGGTATGTCAAATACATAATAAGAAGATGAACTTACCTAATATATTCATTGTACTGCTAAAAGACAGAGTTTTGAGAGATGTATTTAAACAACTAATATCTATAGATAATAATTACGATTTATTTAAAAAATTTCTAAAGTACGACCCTTCACTATATAAGTCTAAGTATATTAAGAATTTCATAAATGATAACGACTTATCTACGATGTTATGACTGAATTTGAAAAGACTATATACAATAAATACCTTGCAGTTACCAGGTCAAGCCAAAATAAGCCTTTTAAACTAAGAAAGAATTTTAAGGATTTTGACGATATTAACTTATCGTTAGTTAAGAAACTATCACTGTTTTTTAAAAAATTCAAACATGTAGATATGGACACGTTCTTTAAGGCACCGTTTGAGATTTATATTGACAACAACGGGTTCGATCTTAAGTTTTATACTACCCAACGCGCCCTCAAAGTATATACGTTATATATGCAAAGACAAGCACAAGGAAAACCGGACACGGAAGAACAGCTATACAATATTAAAAAATCTCTACAATATATTTTAACATTTTGTAATAATAAAAAAATAGAGATCGAGGATTATATCAATCATAAGACCAATAATACATTTACATTCCTGATCCATCTCAAAGAACACAAAATAAACATATATACTTTATATGGTTTTTCTGAATTTGAAGATAATATATCTCAGATAGACGGAGGGTATCTTAGGTTTATATTAGGTGAGTTTGTTGACAATCTTCCGGTATTCAGAACAAATTTTATGTCTTCAAGAATAGCCAAGCCATTTATTCGAAGCGGCTTGAAGAGATTAAAACAACTGCAACAAAGTAGTTGAATTTATACATTATATATCATATAATATATCTATGAGTACATTTACAACATCAATGTTTGCAAGCATTAAAGACGCACTTCAAAAAGACGTTAAGTCTTCTAGTGCCATCGCGGATATCATGCGACTAGAAAAGGGTAATAGTTATCTAGTCCGGCTAATTCCAAATATTAAAGACCCTGCAAAAACGTTCTTTCATTATTATGTACACGGTTGGGAATCATTCGCGACCGGACAGTATATAAGTGCGGTAAGTCCACAGACTTTTGGTGAACGTGATCCAATTGCTGAATATCGTTATAAAGCAAACCGTACCGGAAATGCAGCCGAAAAAGCAAAAGCAAAAGCAATCACTCGTTTAGAAAAGTGGTTAGTCAATGTTTACGTTATCGATGATCCGGTTAATCCGGAAAACAACGGTAAGATTAAAGTCTTACGTTATGGTAAACAATTATATAATATTATTATGGAGGCTATTGAAGGTGAAGACGCTGATCAATTAGGTCCACGGATTTTTGATTTGAGTCCTGAAGGATGTAGTCTTCGTGTGAAAATTGAAGATCAGGGAGGCTTTCCTACATATGTAACTAGTAAATTCTTAATGCCGGGAGCGGTTGATGGATTGTCTGAAGACAAGTATCAAGATGTTCAAGAAGGTGTTATTGCTTTAGACGAAGTATTCACGATCAAGAGCTATAATGAATTACAAGAAACTTTGAATGAACATTATCATTGTAAAGATACAGAGACAGTACCTGACCCGGATTTAGAGGAAGATGTCCCGGGATTCAACCCCGGAGAGGAATTTAACAAAACCGAGAATAAATCACCTTCAACCACGGCTGCAACTACGGCAGCGGTATCTGATGATGTAACGTTAGATGATGATAAGATTAAGCAATTGCTTGCCGGGCTAGATGAGTGATGAATCTCTAGGAAGTGAACAGGCAACCGATGCCGGTGGTGTAACCCCGGAGCAGATGTTACGGCATGAAAATGATGCCGGTATAACTCAAGAAGATGTTCCCATGGTGGCTCATTTTGCGAAAATGATCGGTAACGAATTATATACCGTGGACCACCAAAATGTCGGTGGAACTAGTAATCAGAATATTAAAGCCTTGAAGCTTGACCATAAAAAAATCTTCGCCGGTGTTGAGACGGCCAGAGCCGCTAAACAGCAACAAAGCGCTCCAGGACCGCAGCGACCACTAGAACAACCGGTAACTCCAAACCCGGTTGCAAAAAAGACCGGACCGGTTTCCCCGGCTCCACCTTTGCCGGCGCCTTCGGCGCCTCTCAGTGACGAGGTGGATAGGAGATTATCTAAATTAGAGCGGGCAACAAAAACCCTACGTAATGCAAAGCGAATTAAAAGAGGGACGAGCTATACGGTCAGTTCTAATAGCTTTAAGGGTGTGATAAGAGACGCAGAGCTTTTAGCAGAATATATTATATCAGAAGTTGCAAAAGGGGTAAAAAGTATTACAATTAAACGTAATGATAGTAAAGATACAGAACAAAAATGATTTTGTTAGCAAATTCTTATCTCCTATAAGTAAGATAAATGAAAATGCGGTAATCAAAATTCATAATGATAAGATCACATCATTAGCTACAACTAATGATGAGACGTTAATACTATACGTTATATATAATGAAGATAATATATTATCTGATATAGTAAACTTGAACATACCAGATGTAGGCCGGTTAATAAAGGTTCTCAATTGTATAGAAGATGATTGCTTAGATCTAGAATTAGATAGTAATAAATTAAAGTATTCTTCTGAAAATATCAATTTTAAATATCACTTATTAGAAGACGGCATTATTTCTACACCGAGCGTCAGTTTCGATAAAATTAAAAAGTTAAACTTTAATACATCATTTGTAATAACATCTAGAGACATAAGCGACATTATTAAAGGCTCAACATTTACTGTTGACACAGACAAAATATATATTTACACAAAAGACGGTAAAATATACGGAGAGTTGACAGATAGGCAGAAGCATAATATAGATAGCTTTACTAGAGTCATTTCCGATCAATATACCGGTAACCCTATCACAGAACCAGTACCGCTAAATTTTGAAGTTATAAGGCTTATTAGCGGTCTTAGATTTATTGAATGTACAGTAAACCTAGACATCGAAAAACGCGCTTTGCTGTTTACAATAACAGCTGATAAATACACATTAAACTTTGTAACAGTAGGTTTAATAGGATAATGAGAAACAAGATATCAACATTAGGTTATTTCATGAAGCGGCTTAAGGATAATAAGTACGTAGTCTGGAAGATGTTTAATGGGTACAATATAGGTGACAGTAGAAAATGGACAGTGTTAGTTAACCCGGGTTATCATTCTGTATATATAACTTGTTATATTAATAACGAAAGCTTAAAAAATGAACCTATGTTCAGTTTCGACGACGGTCGCGCATGGATCAAAGATAGTGTGTTACTACAAACAACTTCTATGGAGATTGTAATTCAAAAACTTATAGAGTATGGTATAACACCAGATTCAGATCAATATTTAAAGAAAAGCAATGAGTGATAAACCAGATGAATTTGATGTTAACTCTGAATCTCTTAGCGGAGATTCCTTAGATGGTGTTCATGATGATGAATTGCTAGATATAGTAGAAGAGGTAGAGAAAGCTACTAAACCGCGAAAGCGACGACGTAAACGGAGAGCTCTGGATGATCATTCTGAAGAAGGATATGAGTTAATCAGAGCTGCGCTAGAGTCACATTTGATTGATTATGCTAAAAAGAAACATGATCAGAAACGCAACGTAGAGCAGCTTTCTAGTATTATTGAAGAATATCTCAGTTCATTTATCTTATTAGGATATAACTATGACGGTGAGTCTGTGACTCTTGTTTCTGCTAATACGCAAATGCAGTCAGATTCATTGAGTACACTCCTTCAAAAATTCATAATAAATACCCATCCTTCTTCTCCTGGTAAATCTCCATTCGAGACTTAAAATGAATGTCTTGATATTAGGTAATGGGTTTATTGGTTCTCGTTTGTATCAATTCCTAGAATCATCATCTCAAATAGACCGGGTAGCTATCTTAGCCCAACGTGATATAGATTATACAGATCGAAAGATAGTGTATGACTATATTAGTAACCGGATGGAGAATGGGAGAATTGATGTGGTTGTAAATGCTAGTGGTTATACTGGAAAGCCGAATGTAGATGCATGTGAAAAAGAGAGAGACCTTTGTTGGAAGTTAAATGTCGAAGTCCCGGTTATGATTGAACAGACTTGTAAAGATCTATCAGCAAGGTATATTCATATTTCATCTGGGTGTGTATATGACGGTTATGACAAGATATGGACAGAAGATGATGTTCCTAACTTTGGTTTATTTAGTGATAAGAGTAGTTGGTATAGTAAAACAAAACATGCAGCTGAAACAATACTAGATATAGATAATACAACAGTGCTACGAATTAGGATGCCATTTACTAAGGACAATACACCTCGAAATTATATTAATAAAATATTAGAATATGATAAACTTATTAATTATCCAAACAGTGTTACATGTATTGAAGATTTAAATGAATTTATTTTAAAGAGCATAATTGATAATATACCGGCTGGTATATATAATGTTGTGCACGATGAACCTGTAATGGCGAAAGACATACAACTTCTTTTATGTGAGTATGAACTATATAATGCAAATTGGGAATTTGTTGATATGTCTAAAATAGATATTGTTGCTAATAGAAGCAATTGTATGTTGTCTGATCGAAAGATATCTACTTTAGATATGAAATTATCATCTGCATTTGAATCTCTAGATTACTCAATATCATTATTATCTAAACAACTACAATGGAAAAAACCGGTTACATTCAAAAAATAATCAACCTTTTCAAAAAGAAGAATAAATCCGGTATTCAGGTTGGATCGCTATATGGAATAAGTACTGGGAAGTACCTAGGTGAATGTTTTGTTTATATTGAACGTACCGATTCCGACCTCTATTTTTTGTCACTACCTCGTATGGAAATTAGAATAGTCCCAGAGGAAAAATTTAATATTGGTATTCTAGAAAATATTTTAGAATTTCAAAAAGTTCTCCCCAGGAAGGTGAGAAATGTCTGTATTGAGCAGTATCGAAAAAATGCAAAGAAATCTAATAGTTGACTCCAATAATTTACTGCACAGAGTGTATTGGGTATGTGAAAAGTACGCGAAAATGTCAGTATCAAAAATGTTTTTTACCTGTATAAAAAATTATATTGATGAGCAGATGATCTCTGAAGGTCGAGTATTTATGGTATGGGATCATAATCTTATTGACGATAGTACAAATTATAGAAAAATACACAGTGATATAGATTATAAATCAACGCGTGACCATGAAAGAAATGCTGAAGTTTATCGTATAGGAAAACATATAAGAAAAATGTCAAAAGGTTTAGGATTGTGTAACATGTACCCGGGTGTTTTAGAGGGTGATGATGTTATTGCTTTTCTTTGTAGAGAACTAGACGGACATAACGTTATAGTTAGTGTTGATCAAGACCTTTTACAATTGATAGACAATCGAACTGATGTGTATGAACCAATAAAAAAACATGTTGTAACAAAACAGAATTTTAATCAATATCAGCCGGTAGCACTTAATAACTTCATACATTATAAAGCTATTCTAGGTGACAAGTCTGACAATATACCAGGTATACCAAAAGTAGGTACAAAAAGAGCTCTTAAAGTTTTAGAAGAAGGTATTGACAATCTTTCTTCAGATCACAGAAACATATATAATAGAAACATGGAACTCATGGATTTAAATATAGGTGTAATAAAGCATCCGGAAGAGGAGCATTTATATCGAAAACAATTAAAGCGTGTACTTGATATTCGTGAAGTGGATAAGCAGCGAGTGCTGGAAATATGTTCTGATATAAACTGTTATGATATGACTAATGATCTGATTGACTTCTTCAACTATACAGATACAATTAATATAGCCGATCTATTATCATGAATCTATCTGAAGAGTATGTTATACAGAAATTTTATGAACATGCCGGATACCCAAAATTTAAAAAAGTATCAAATGTTTATGAAGCTGGCTGTCCTATTTGTAGAGAAGGAAAAAGCTGGGGAAGAAAACGCCGGGCGTATTATCTACCAGAAGATAGCGTAATATGCTGTCATAATTGTGGCTGGTATAGTTCACCAGTTAAATGGATAATGGAAGTCGCGCAGATGACATATGATGAGATTGTCGTAGAGAATCAAAGTGATGATTATAAATATACAGAAATTAATTTAAGTCATACTGATAAACCCAAAATACTAAACACGCAGGAGGAAGTACTGCCTAAAGATAGTATTAATTTAACAGATGATATACAAGTACAGCACTATAAAGAAAATAACGTTGTTCAGTCTGCCTTAAAATTTATCAACAACCGGAGATTGTTTACAGGGGTTAACAAACCACCAGCGTTATATATTAGTTTAAATGATTTTGTACATAAAAACAGACTGTGTATACCATTTTATGATAGTAATAATAAGATAATACATTATCAGACCAGAGGTATATTAGACAAGGATTTAAGAGAAAGACCGAAATATATTTCAAAATGTAATAGTCAAAAAAGTTTATTTAATTATAATAATATATTACCGGCCGCGGATTATATCTATATTTTCGAAGGCCCGATTGATGCATTCTTTGTTAGAAACTCTGTTGCCGTCGCCGGAATTCAAGAGAATAGCGACAATACATTAAACAATCTTCAAAAACAACAATTATCTAAAAAGACATTATCTGAATTTATATGGGTATTAGATAACCAGTGGGTAGATACGGCTAGCTACAGTAAGACAAAACGATTAATTGATAATAATGAGGCAGTATTTTTATGGCCAGAATCTCTACGAAGATTCAAAGACTTTAATGAGATTGCAGTCCATCTAGGTATCGATGAGATACAGGAAAACTTTATTCAAAAAAACGTATACACTGGGCTAGCCGCCCAGATAGTTTTTAGTAAAATTAAATCTGACCAGCCCTAGCGTCTTTATTCTTTGCAGATAGAAGATACTGTTTAAGAGATTCTCCTAATGAAGACAAATCCTGAGCTAGCCTAGATATTTTTTTAGATTCACTTCGTTGAACATCAGCTAGTATACTATCACAGTCTGTTCTATTAAGCTGTGAATTAATTGATTGATCGCCTAATCCGTTAAGATATTCAATAAACCCTTCAACTTCAGTAATCCAAGATTGTAGTGTAGTGATCGTATTAGCCGTCTGCTGTGCTTGAAACTGTGCTACCGGGTTATCAGGCACATCGTCAAAAGCCTCAGGTGGTGTTTCATCGTCGAGTCCGGCAGCAAAAGCCGCCTCATCATCCATGGGTGGCTCCACTGGAGCTGCTTCTTCTTCTTCTAAAAGACGTAAAAACTTATTTTGAAATACTTTCATACTACAAATATTTATCGTTTCGAGATATAAATAATTAAGATGACAGGTAACAAAAAGCTACTGTTCGAAGAATTAACCCAGCCCGGCGGGCAATATAACCAGTGGTCTAAGTCACCAGCTGGTACACAAGAGAACCCTAAAAGGGTTAATTTGATTGACTTAATTAACTATCAAAAAGAACAGTCTGCAGATCTTGCCATGGCACCAAATGTCCTTCCCTTTCCGCTGACAAAGAATCTAGTAGAGCAGATAGGTGATATATATGTACAAGCGACAAAAATACAATCAGAGCTAGGTCAATCGTATAATAGTCCGTTAATATCCGACAGTAAGGATGCGACTGATACAGTTAAAAATATTTTTAAAAAGCTAGAAAAAGTAAAATTAGTAGTAAAAGCAGTTACTGAAGACCTAAAAAAACTTGATATTGAGTAAAACATATCATATAATAATATTGTATGGTATATCAATTCCTACGCGGTGTATTTGTTACTAGTGTAATAAGTGGTATTTTCGGAGCGCTAGCTTATAGTACAGGATACAGTTTCTTAAATGCATTTGTTTTTACATTTACAATTCAAATAATTATATTTAATATTGTAAAGTATATTAGAGATGGTTTTGTAATTACAAAAAGTAAAGAACTTGAAGTACAGAAAATTAGAGAATTTACTAAACAAAGTATGGAGCTTTCATGCGCACATTGCAATGCAAAAGCAATAGTTCCTATTAGACTAGACCGAGAAAATGCATTCGAATGTCCAACATGCGGAAAAGGTAACTCTTTATATATAAACGTTACTGTCGCCCGGGAAACCACACCATTAAACTTACAAGCAATTACAACAAAAATGATTATTGACGAAGAACAGAAAGCTAAAGACGAAATTATTATTGAAGGTTCGAAGAATGACTGATAAGAAATTAAATTTAGATGCATCGGATGCATCGCCGGCTAGTAATATAGTCCCGCCAAAACCACCGTCGAAGGCTACTCTTGAAGAGATGTTAAATATAGCTGAAAATTATTTTAAAAACTGTTCATATGATTGTGGTAAGAATTATAATGATGGATTTAACGTAGAATTAATAAGAGAAAAATTTGATATTAGCAATCTATTAAGAAGTATTCTCCGTATATGCTTTGATCATGTCCGGAATGATAAGAGCATTAGCGATACTAAGAAAGTAGAGTTATCCCGGATACATAAAGCAATTGACGCTCTAATACCAATTCTAGAACAAGAAGAGGAGAAAAGTGTTGCACATATAGACATTTTATGTAAAATTATAGGATATTGCATGAAAAATTATAAACTATATAACAATTATGATAAACTTCAACAAATACAAGAATAAGAATATTACACTATCTGCTAATGATGAAGAGACAGAGGAAATGTCTTTTTATGAGCTCTCTAGATGGATGTCTCTACTTGAAGGTGTTGAGTTTGTAAGTAAAAAATGCGAACAACTAGGAATTCCGGACAGTAGTAATACTTGGATTAAACCAAACGCTTTACGGAAGTATGTAGACGAGCGCACTCCTAGCATGTTGTTCGAAATTACAAATGAAGATACTATTTGCTAATGCACTATATTATAGGTACTAGAATATTATTTACTAGGACAAAGATACGGCCTGGTTTAACGAGCAGTGGTATGAAGACTGTTAAGAAGCCTCTAGAGTTTGATTACGATACAATGTATAGTTTATATAATATTAAAAAGGTAGATGATAAATTTGTATACAGCTTTCAATCTGATAATCAAGACATAGTTACAATAGAATTTGACACTATTTCTGATGCAGATAAATATATTGCTAGGTTGAAGGATCAGGTATTACCAGACTATAATGCAGTATATTCTAGAAATACTGGTTAACCGTAATCACCATATACATCGTCGTTAACACCAAACGCGTCATAATCGAACACTTCTTTTGATAATTCATCAATCAAAGGATCATCATCGACCTGATCGCTTCCGACTTCTGGTGGCATGCCAGGTTCAAAACTATAATCATGCCGTTTAGCCTTTATCAGCCATATATAATGTCCTAGTATTGGATTTATTTGATTAACGTCCTGATCTAGTCGTTCAGTAATTTCAAAATGTTTACCGGCGCGATTGCCGGGCCTGTCATTTCCGAATTCTAGAAGATTGAATATATCTCCAGATTTAGGTTCGGTGCCCTCACCAAATACCTCGTAATACGTTTTTATATGAATAAATCCTGTTATCTCATCATCAGCTATTAATCCGAACTGTTTCATAGCTACAGCATTCTCATTTAAGTTTAACGTCACTACGATCTTCTTCGCACATTTAAATTCAGCAGTAGGTTGTTCTCCGTATACTGCGTCATGACCAGAGAGAGTGTGTGTTGATGTGAAATATTCTACTTCTGTACCATATAAATGTAGCTGTTCTTTCCACCAGAGATCATAATTACCTCTTTCATTTTCATTTAAGGATTTGTCTAGAAATCTTAAACCGTCGTTATATACGAATGGTGATGTCATTTTCTAGTAAGTATAGGTCTCCCATTAACAGGATCAACAGATATTGTACCGTCTGTAGTACCTAGCTTTTTTCCACGTCCAATATTTTTTATATTATATCTATTTTTTATATACCCGACGTCTTTTGGTGAAAGTATCTGCTTTTTTGCTTTGCCATTCCTCATCTGTTCAACTTTACTATTTAAGTCACTTCTTCCTTTTCTATATTTCGGAACTTGCTGCTGGTTTTTTCTATTTAACCCTCTAGCTCCTAAACGCTGATAAGGTTTTAACTTAGGCAATCCTAAGACGTTCGCATCTTCATGTAACATCGCCAGTACTCTATTTGCAAATAGCATAAAATTATTTATAAAAAAACCCGCAGGATTGCTCCTGCGGGCTTCTAAAATTGTTAGTGTGTGAGACTTATGTCAATAAGCCTTGATTCCCACCGGAGACTTTCCCCGCGACTTTATTCGATCCGGTATTAGTCATCTTTGACACTGTATCAGGAAGCGACTTTGGCTTACCGCCGTCAACTTCTCCGCTAGAATCAGCACTGGCACTACCAGAGCCTGGTGTGGCATTGAGCGTTCCTCCGACCTTGTTGTTCTTTCCTGTATGTCCTGATGGGTCTTGCCCGGGTGAACTACCATCGCTGGTATGCTCGGCTTCAACCGCTTCCGGAAATGCTGCTTCGAAATCTTCTTCTCCGTTGCCGTCTAGATCTTCAATTGCTTCACCTTCATCGGGGCCTAATTGATCAACCACTGCCCGCAATGCGTCAGCTTGTTCTGGTGTTAATGTTACTGTGACTTCTTCACCACCCTCGTCACCGAGATCGTCAAAGCCTTCCTCTTCTCCTCCTAGACCACCGACATCAAGAGCGTCTCCCAGCTCGTCATCAGCTTCCATGATAG